GTTTCTCCCATTTGCGAAAGGGTCGTTGGAGTGAATGCGCTAAAACTTTAGGGTTTAGCGTCAAATACGTTAAGAACAGGAGTGGAAAAGCGATTAATCGCTTTGAATACTCTCGTTCTAAAGACGCATTTGGTGCGGCAGCCGATCTATGGCTCGAACTTTAATACGGTTGGAGGCCACTGCTTAATGACATATATGAATCTGCTGAATTATTAGCTGAACAGAATGTTCGCAGAGGGAATGATACGTTATATACGGCTCATTCTATATCTGCGAAAAATCAAGTCACTGATAACAAAGTTATTCGTACAGTCGATGGTAACAACATTGATGTTGTAAACCAGCAAGCAGCTTATATTGTACGTATTAAAGCGACCTACAGAGTTGAAAACGATTTACTTCGCTTTTCAAATATGTTGGGTCTTACAAATCCCGCCTTATTGGCATGGGAGTTAACACCTTTCTCCTTTGTTGTTGACTGGTTTCTACCGATAGGTAGTTTCCTGGAAAACAGCATGGCGAGCACGGGGTTGACTTTCATAAAAGGATCTGTATCGTACAAATTTATCGGACAGACAAGCGGATTTGCGTCATCGTCCTCTTCCGGCGAGGGGTGGGCCGCCTCATCAAGAACTAACAAAGGTCTTACTAAAACAGTAATGTATCAGCGAGATCCAAGTAGTTCTTTTCCGAGCGAACCTATTCCTAGCTTTAAGAGTCCGGCTAGCATCGGGCATGCCCTGAATGCTATTGCTTTATTGACGCAAGTATTCAGACGATAGTCTGCGTACACAATTTAACCATTACTGGATTCAATTATGGCATCTATCGCCAACCTTTCTCTGCTTGACGGACAGGAAACCCCTGTCGCTTTGGTCTTCTCGCCTGTCACCGCGGCGCTGAATGAATCTACCTGGATGGACCGTTCTTCTGGTCGACTGATTGGCGTGCCAATCGTGAAACTGAAGTCCGTTCTGCCAGGCAAGTCATCGGCCCATTTTAAGGTGTCGGCTGAGATTCACCTCCCGGTTCTCGAGACCATCACGAACGCGAACGCGTCCGGATACAGTGCGCCGCCACAAGTGGCTTACACTGTAAAAGGACTAGTTACGTTCATAATGCCTGCTCGCAGTGCATTACAAGAGCGGAAAGATATTACGGCTTATATGGCAAGTCTCTTGGCCAACGCGCAGTTTACTGCACTGACCCAGAACTTTGAAATGCCTTACTAAAAGTTCGGCGCGATCGCGAGATCGCATAAGCTTTAGACAGTAGCTTACTGTCTGTAATCTTTCCTTGGAAATCTAATGATAAACATTGATTATTTGGGTTGTACCCATCCAAAAATGTTTGCGGAATTTCTGCTTGCTGAGTTAGCGTCTCCTTGCTCTCTGGATCTATTCGTAGATCTGAAGAATGGTG